ATTTACTTGCAGTAGCTGAATGAATAAAATATGCTTTTGAATCAGGAACAGTTGTAGCTACAGTTAAAACAGTTTCACTATCAATTGCACTAACAGTAGTATATGTATTGTCAGTTGAATTGTGAACTATATCGCCTATTGCTACACCATCTGCTATAAAAGTAGCAGAAGAGTCAGTTAGTTTATTAGTTGTGCCTGCTGTTGTCGTGCCGCTTGCAACTAAATCTTGCTCTGGTATGTTTAAAAACTTATCCATAACACTAAGCTATTGCGATACCGCTAACTGCTTGTGGAACAGCTACATCATGTGAAACATATTGCCATTGTGATTGTAAAGCAGATACCATTGCATTTTGAATAGCGTCTCTCATACTGAAAGCTACTTGAGCTGCATGTGTTAATGTTACTACTTTTCCTCCAGCATATGTGATAACTGTAGTGGTTGCCGTTGCTGAAGCTGCGTCAATTAATTTTATACCTGCACAAGAAACCAACTGGTTTTGTTCACCTGTTACAGGAATACTTAAGAATTTTTCCATGTTTAAAAATTTATGGGATTAATAAAGTACAAAGATAGTAAAAAAAAAGAGAGGGCCTCAACCCTCTCCCCTCTTCACTATGAAAGAAACAAACAACTATATGAAAGCACAAATATAGTAAATTAATTTACCTTTTTCTCTAACATCTTCATAATTTCTACACCTTCGTCAGACTTTAAAAATGCTGATATAGCAGACACTGGTGTCTCGTCAAAAGGTACAGTAATCATTTTCTTCTTGTTATTCTTAAGGTTAAAGAATACATCTCTGTCTCCATTTCTTAATGAAAGAAATTTAGAGTCTAATGCCTTTTTAGCTAAACCTTGTAGCCTAACCATAGGATCGTCAACCATTTCTAAAAACTCCAATGGATATTCTCTAGCATATAATCTAACATCTCTTCTTAATTCAGAGCTTGTTAACTTATCTACAGTAGAACCCATTAGTAGTCTAGCTATGTTTTCAATCATATCTATTTCTAATTCTTTAGCAGCTATTTCTGCATCCAGTTGACTATCCAAACTAGCAACATCTTTACTAGCGTCTTTCTCTGTGTTCACCTCTTCGTATATTTTATTTATACCAGGATGTAAGTTTAGAAATTTTTGTAATACTGGATTATTTTTTGGAACACTTAAAAAACCATCTTCAAATACTATTGGTTCTAAAATAGCATTGTCATCTTGCTCATCCTCAAAAGGACTCTTTTGATTTCTTGCATAACGAAGTGGTCTATTAACTCCCATATCTTCGTCAAAATATAATAATGGTGCTCTTCTTGTATTTCTTGAGTTTAACATATAACTCAAAGGGGTTGTTTGAGATTTCAATACATATACCCTGTCTTTTAATTCTGTTTTCATTTTATTAGATTTAATTTAATTGTAAAAAAAAAGAGGAGGGAATTAACCCTCCCCTAGTAATTGTTATTCTTAATCCTTAAAGATAAAGAAGTTATTAGCACCTAAAGTACAAAGAGCTCTTTCTGATAAGAAATTAACTTCCATTGCATCTAAGTCACTTGTTGCAGCTCCGCCAGCAGAACCAGTCATCCAAGTCTTATATCTTCTATCTTCAGTTTCTGAAGCTCTGTATCTTACGTGTAAGAATGGTCTCTTAGCGTTTCTACCCATTACTTGATCGTAAACATTAGTTGAACCTGCTGGTACTAATACACCATTTACAGCTCCACCAATAATACCACCTCTTAATGTAGCATCGTTAAGGTATTTCCAGTCAGTCTTATAGAACTCATATCCTCTTTTGAATCCTGAGAATCCAAGGTTAAGTGCCATTTCTTCGTCATTGTCAAACAATCCGTAAGAAGTACCACCAGCTCCATAAGAATTTTGAGCAGCTAACATATCATCGATATCAAAACCGAACTCTCTGTTAACGAACATTACATTCTCTTGGATAGCACCTTGCTTATCTAATCTCTGAATAATAGCATCAAAGTCAGCTAAAGCAGAAGGGTTTCCACCAGACCAAACGTTACCGTTGTTCTCAATTTCGTGAAATAAACCTTTTGTACCTGCGTCAGTTGCACCTGGGGCTGGAGAAAGACTTGCTATAGCTCCTGAACCTGCTTCTGCTGGAACACCTTCAATCATTGACATTTCAAGATAATCATCAAAACGTAATCTTGTTTCGTGCTCTGACTTAATATACCATAAGTATCCTGAAGCTCCATTTTCTGAAGTTACCTCTACCCATCCGATTTGAGCCATATCTGAACCAGATACAACATACTTATCTTTAATGATAATTGGTTTATTGTCCTTGATTACTGGTTCAGCCTCTAAAGAACCAACCATTCCGGTAGATCCTTTTCTAAACTCTGAACCGTATACAAATACAACTATATTAGTAGAAGCTTGCATACCTACCGCTTGTCCAGCAGCTTCATAATAAGCTACAGTAACATCGTTAGCATTAGTCGCAGTAGTAACAATAGCTTTATTACTTGCTGAAGATCCAGCCGTACCATCAGAAATGAAGATAGTTTGACCAGCTCTTAAGTTGTGTCCAGTGATAGCTAAAGTAGCATTATCTTGACCATCAGCAGTAGCTGTAGTTACTCCCTCGAACTTTGTATGTAGTCTACCTTGCTCTTCCCATTTAATAAGGTCAGAGTTAGTAGGCATTTCTGCACCAACCATTCTCAAGAAAGCACTGATAGATCTGTTTCCATATCTTTCAAACTCTTTCTCGTAAGTGTCTGGTAAGTATTGATTTAAAAAATCAAAGTTGTTAATATAATTTGAAGGCAATGCTGCCTTACTTGACGATGGTGTTAACGCTGGTTGTCCAGCAGCACCTGTTATTGAACCTGCCATTTTTTTAAGTTTTAGTTTTTAGTTTTTATTTTTTTTACTTCTTATTTTTAATCCAGAACCATGATCATTACCTACCGCTGTAACACTGAAACCACCCTTACTAATACTTTCAGGAGCTTTTCTAACGGGCATATCCACGTTTTTAGATTCCTTAGTTATATCACTAACAGCGTCTGATTTGCCTTGCTCATAAAAGAACTTAGCAAAAGATTCAGAGTTCATAGCAACAGCTAATGACTTATGATATGCAGCAGCATCTTTAATAAAACCATCCTCATTAATGTGCGCATTAATAAAATTAGTTATGTCAGACTGAGTAGTTTTCATTTTATCCACATTTCCTGGATTAAAAACCATTTCCTTTTCTCCTACTTTAAAACCAAAACCTTTGAAATCTGTAGAAAATAATTCGTTAGTTTTCTTTGTAAAATACTCCTGTCTTTTTACATTCTGCTCTTGCATACTGTTCGATTCTTGAACATAATTCTTGTAAGCCTCGTAGTTATTTTGCTCGTCTTGAGAAACGAATGAACTACTTGACTCAAGTGGCACACCATATTGTTCCTTTTGATTGTTTAAATACTTCTTAGCTTTTACAAGTTCTTCTTTCTTAGCTATATTAATCTGTCTCTTCTCCTTATCATCTGCTAAGTCTTCATCATATCCGAATTTATTTTCTAACTCGAATTGAATATCCTCAGCGTCTAAATGTGGTTTAGATTGAGACCAATACTCTGCTAAGAGTTGATCGTTATCCATACTATTATAATCCTTATTAAGGTTTACAAAGTCTTGAAATCCACGACCAGTTTCTTTTTTGAATTTAAGATAAGCGGAAACATCCTCTGGAAGTTCCTCATTACTTTCCTTTTGTTCAAACAAATCATCTAAAGAGTTTATCTCTTTACTGTATCTATTTTTAATAAATGAAAGAACGTCTTCATCTCCAATTTGGTATTCTTCTTTAACTACCTCCTCTTCAATTTTTTCTTCTGACTTAACCTCTTCTTGAGGTTCTTCAGTTTTAATTTCTTCTTCAGCAACTACAGTAACTTCTTCTTTAGGAACACTGTCTTCAAATTGCTCTTCATGTTTGTCTAATAATTCTTTTTCGATTTCAGCCTTAGACTTCTCTGGAACATTAGATACTTCCTTTACTTTTAACTCTGACATTTTATTTGATTTAATTAATTAAGTACAAAATTAAGGATTTTTTTTAAATATAATTACCTTGGCTCAAATTCTGCTAAATCAAATCCATCTAAGGAATCTTCATTAGACTCGAAATTAATAGGAGGTAAATTATCCTTTCTTTGTTGTATTAGTTTAGATTGTTGTGTGTTTTGAATAGAAACTCTATTATCTTTTGCAGCCTCTTTCATTTCTTCTCTCTGTACCACAGTTTGAGACTCTATACCCTTTAATTGCATTTGCATTTCAAACTCCACTTGCATAAGTTCTTTCTTAAGAGCAGCCTCTGCGTTCATCTTCTCTATTTCAAAAGCAACCTCTGCTTGCTTTATCTGTACTTTAGACTGCATTTCAGCTTGAGTTACTTGCATTTTAGATTGTGCCGAAGCTTGTGATGACTGAGCATTTATTTGAGCCTGCATCTGCATCTTCTCATTCTCTCTCTCTACATCTTTTTTCTCTTTATTCTTTCTCTTAACTTTCAACAATTGATTAGCCATCTTAATATTCTTAATCTGTCTTATGTCAATTGCATCCTCTAGTGTAATCTGATCTCTACTTAACGCTACTTGTATATTAGCCTCTAACTGAGCTTTTTCTTCTTCATCTGGAGATACTTCAATAAAAATACCAAAGTCATGTAAGTATAAGTCTTTTATATCCTCTAATGTATTTACATTATATTTACCAATCTGGTTTACAAACTCTTCTCTAGTTGCTGAGTACTCTAATACATCAGAAACTCTACAGGATAACGCCTCTGCTAATCTTCTAGTTATATATAAACTACCATCTAGTATATGTCTTGTAGCTGTATTAGAATTTAAAGCAGCTAACTTTTGTAAACCTACTAAAGAGTTTGGATCAGGAGATGAAGCATCTCTAGCTTCATTTAAGCCTGTCACATCTCTTATCATACTAAGATAATGATTATACGTACCTATTAAACTAGCAATCTTAGATTGTCCTGAGTTACTTGATAGTTCTTGAATAGGAACCTTACCATGATTGTACTCGCCATCTTGAGTAAAACTTCTACCAATAACACTACCAGTTTGGAAGTATAACCTTAAAGCGTCCTCTGGATTGTATGCAGCACCTGTACCTAAATCTACTTCATTTAAACCATCTGCATCAATATATACACCATCAGGAACTATTCTTGAGATTACTTGCTGTAGTTTTAAGTGAGTCATTTGAATCAAATCAGCAAACGTAGTCATACGTCTAACTAAAGATTCAACCACTCCTTTGTACATTC